GCCCATACCTTAGCCACCTCCACCCAATCCTTTGAGCGTGCACCCGTATCGGGGTCAACCGTTTCTGTCATCCGCTGCATTGACACTTGATGGCGTAGACGTCCTGCTCTCATGGCATTTGCACCAATCTAAATGGCCGCAACAGCGCTGGTACGCCTTGAGGCAGCTCAGCTACCGTTGCGCCAACTACAGCCGACTCACGGTTTTCAAACAAGTTGCCCAGCGTTAGCAGCATGGCCCCCTTAATAGTGCCGTTGATCACCATGCCGTGAATTGCTCTGTTGGCCTCACGTTTAGCGTCCTCAAGTCGTTGTCTAGCAGCCTGCTTTTTTAGGCTGCGCTCCTGTGCGCTTTCGATTTCACCTGCTTCATCAAGCGTTTCGCTGTACGCTGTGTCGGCGGCAACGGCAGCGTCAATAGCAGCGTTTCTTGCGTCGTCCAGCTGCTGCTGATCAGGGTACACATTACGGTTTAAATGCGCCTGCACATAAGACACAGCAGCGTCAATGTACGGCTGCACCTGCTCCACAGGATAGTCACTATCAAGCCTTAGGTGAGCGATTGCTTCACTTGCCTTTATCAGCATCAGCCTTGCCCTTTGCTTTTGGCTTCTCTAGTGCACCAGCGGCTTGCGCTGCTTTCACCAGCTCTTCCGGGCACTTATCGCCAGCCTTGAACATAGTGGGATAAATATCCCCTTTCTTGCACCCGTAAAATGTCTTAATAAAAACCATGGTTGCTCCCACTAAAAAGGGGGGCCGAAGCCCCCCTTGGTTGATTACTCAGCTACTTTCAGCCCTCGTACAGGCTCGGGGTTAAGCAGGCCGCCACCAACACGCTTAGTCGTGTAGAACATCACATAAGGCTTGTTGGTATAAGGATCACGCAGAACACGGATACCTACTCGGTCCACAATCAAGTACGCCTGCTGGAAGTCGCCAAACAAAATGGGCACGGCATCAGCTGCCACATCAGGCATGTCAGGCATCTCTACCACAGGGAAACCAGCCAAGGTAGAAGGTTGGCCCGCCACATAAGACGGCTGCCACAGGTAATTATCCTGGCCGTCCTTGAGCTTGCGAATAGCACCCAAGGTCTTGCGGTTGAGAATAAATCGTGCATTACCAGTAAACGCTGATGGCAAGTCATAAACCAAGTCAATGATGCTGTCCGAGGTGATCTCGTTAGCGCTGCCAGAGTTAACCAAACCAATGGCCCCAAATGGGTGCTTGTTGGCGTTAACCCCACCTGTAACATATGTGAGAATGCCAGTGGGCTTGTTGGTGCCGTCACCTGAGATGAATGCCAGCCCTTCTTGGCGAGCGAACTCAGTCTGCACTTCCTCGGCCAACCAGCTTTCCAGATTGATTTCGGCATCGTCCAACATGCCCTGAGTGGCAGCAGGATTGGCGTAAATCTCACCGCCGGTGAAGGTAAGTGGTTTGAACTCGGCCGTATTGGTTTCAGTGCGCGCAGCCTCTTCCCCCACCCAGCCAGAGCTTGTGCCGCCCATATTAAACAGCTTGCTAAAGCCAGCACGAGAAGTCGTCTGAACTCGGGCGATTTGGCGCATGGGCGAAACCTCTACCAACTTGTCGGTAATGGTTCGGTCCCACTCAATCGGAGCCAAGTATCCGCCTTCCTCATCGGCACCTTTGTTTAAGGCCGCCTGAATGTCACCACGCTTCATGTGAGCCTTAAAGGCGTCGGTGTACTCCTTATCCTTTACGCCGTCACCTGGGGCACCAATGCTTGCTGTGGCAATTTTGACATTAGCCTCATCAAGCTCGGACTGTAAGCGGTTGATCTCCGCATCAAAATGCGCCAAGCGCTCCTCATGGTTAGAGGCTGGCAAGCCTTTCTTGATGTCGTCAAGCTGCTGTTGGTGCGCTGCCTTAAAGTCAGCAAACGCCTTTTGCAGTTCATCAACAACACCTGCGGCGGGTGCTTCCGCGCGCACCGAAACAATACCTCGTTTAACTGTAGTATTTCTCATGATAAACCTCTTATCAAATCAACTAATTCAACCAATTCACTACTATCGCTAGCGCGCGGCATAGCATCATCTTCAGCAGCGCCCGGCTTGCTGGAAAATAAACCTTTTAAAATCTCACGCCGTTCAGACCGTGTATGGCCTGCTTTAGCCATCGCTGTCTCAACAACAGCCAGATACTTCACGTTCGCTTCGGCGCTCACATCATCGGCAATTAAATTGCTGTCTAAATAACCTGTCGCAAAACCCTCTTCAACGGCCTTGCTTGCATTTATCCAGGTTTCTTTATCCATCATTCGGATAATGTCGTTTTTATCCTGCCCAGTTCGGGCCGAATAAACATCAGCCATAGCCATATCGAACGGCTCTAGCAGCTCGGCAGCTTCTACCATGTCATGCCGATTACCAATGGCTAGCACCCATGCGTTATGGATCATCAAGAACGAACCATCGCCAACCAGTATTTCATCGCCAGCCATAGCAATGACCGATGCTGCTGAGGCCGCTAAGCCCATCACCTGCACTGTTACCTTGTGGGGGTGCTCTCTGAGCATGTTGTAAATCGCTACCCCCTCAAAGAAGTCGCCCCCAGGGGAGTTAATGTTTACAACAACATCCCTGTCGCCTATTGCCCTTAGCGCGGCTGCGATTCGGCTGCTGGTTATACCACTGCCATCCCATGACTCGCCGATATGGTCGTAAATAGAAATCGTGGCATCGTTATTTCGAGCAGCCTGGATTGAAGGCTCCCAGCGCTCTAATGCATCTGGCCTTGCATCAAACTTCAAGCCGTTGATTTTGCGAGACGCCCTAATCTCGGGCAGTTTTATCAAGCTCATCGCTTTCCCCTTTTTGCACCAGTGGATTACGCAGCTCATCTGCTGCTGGGTCATCCGACCTTGGTAAATCCAAGGTGTCTCTAATCTCGTTTTGGGTCATCCATGGCGCATGACCGCCAGCGCCCGACGCACGTGCAAACGCCTCGTTCTGGTCTTTAATCGTGCCGCGTAAAAGCGCCTTTTCGTTGTACTTAAAGTAAAGCTCGCCTAGCTCGTCGTCACTTAGCAGGGCTCGTGCCAGCGCTTGCTCCCAGGCCGTGAACCAATGCTGCAAGCCGTACTGAATAAAGAACAAGCCCAGCTGCTCAATCCCAGAGCCCCAGCTTGTGTCGTCCATCATCAATAGAGGCCTGGGCACACCAAAAGCACGAGCCACCTCTTCTATCTGCGCATTCCTGTTTTCAATGTGCTGAGCCTCTTGCGCTGTAACAGCGAACTTTTTCGCAGTTGCCCCTTCCTCGAGCAGCATCCAGCGGTTCACGCTATCTAGCCCCGTGTACTCGCTGTCAAGAGACTTTCGCATGCGCTCATAAGCAGTATCTGACAGCGCATTGGGTGTCTCTATCGCCCCACCTGCCATATTCCCTGTTTCAAAGACACGCTTTGCTGCCTGCTCAGCATTGCTCGCCAGCTCAAGCGCATTACGAGCCAGGCTCATTCTCGACATGGCCGTCACCCCGTCTTGGGATAAGTCGCGCAGGTGCAAAATGTCCTCTGACCGCAAGACCATCTGACCACCTTCGGGGGTTGTGTATGTGTACTCCATGCGATACGAGTTGGTAAGCTTGGGCTCGACCTGATCAGCTTGAAGCGGTATCAAGCGTATAGGCCGTCTACCACTTCGCACAATCAACGCATAAGCATTGCCGCTCATAAGTGCTGATAACTGCATTTGGCTCTTGAACTCGTAAGGAGTCTGCCAATCATTGGGTTTTAGTTTTAGGAGCCTGTAAGCGGGGTGGTCCTTTGCGTACTCTTTGCTGGGGCCATCCCTGTAAAGATTGACGGGAAGCATACCGATTGATTCGCAAATCAATGACACGCACCGTAGAGCTGCCATATTCTGCAAGCCATTTCCGCTGCCACCCGCTCTCACAAACTGCCCGAATCTAGGGTCATCAAAGCCGCCAAAACTCATGCTGCCTGATGCGGCTTTCGGCCCGCTCTTTCTACGTCTGAATATATTTAGTATCCGCATCAGATAAACCTAATTCCTCGTGATTCATAGACCGACTGCTTTGCCTTTGGGTTTAAGCTCATAAGCTCTACCGCATTAAAAGTGGCCATCAGCGGGTCAATCTTCGCGGTGCCGCTGGCTTGCTTTGTAATTAAAATGCTGTTGGCACGAGGCTCAACCTTCGCATTACCCACACACCACGCCATCAACTCCATCCCTGCATGAAGCAAGCCACCCTCAGCAAGCCTGCGCTCTGCTGTTTTGATAGCACCACCTAAGCGCCAGCCCTGACTAATGCCGATAATCTTGTCTTGCGGAACGCCACCAGTAACAAGCGCATCTAATATGGCACCTATACCCGCTGGGTCAGCGCCGACCTTATCGAGCAGCCCGCTATCCTCAACTTGTGAGACTATCTCTGCGACGTCAGCGACATCATCGCCTACAGTCTCGACAATCGTTAAATCACCCTGCTTGGCAAAATCCCTTAGCCTTGGCGCCTCAGATTGTCTACGCTCCAACACCACACTGTGCGCCCAAGCATGGTTCCACACGAGCCACTTTCGCGTCTCTTTACAGCGCCCAATGACTGCAACTCCAAGCAGGTCATCAAGGCCACCGCCATCAATCCCTACGGTGACCACCTCGCTGCGCTCCAGTAGAGCGTCTAGGGTGATGCTGTCATCTGCCTGCTGCTCCCAGAAATCAGCACCTGCCCACCTGTCTGAACGTAACGCCAAACCAATCTCTACGTTTAAGTGCTTAGCAAGAAACCCTATGACTGACTCTTCGCCGCCCTCGTTTGCCTGGTACAGCATGCGCTCTAAGTCTTCCTTTTGGACAGACGCACCAAGGTTAGGGTTGGTCACATAGAAGTATTCAGGGTCACGGTGCTTTTCTTTATCGAGCACGTCCTGGGGGTACTCATATAGCACAGGCAGGAACTTCTCGTCCTTAATGCGCCCGTCACGGACCCCCCTTGCATACTGCAATTTCTGCCTAAACACACCAGCAGGCGGCTCATCGGACTGCGTAGTTAAGTAAATAACAAAACCCTCGGGCCTTGAAAGCAGGCCCCCAGTCGCTTCACGCAACATGTTTTCTGCTTTAGCACGCTTACCGAATATCCAAAGCTCGTCAATCAGAATTTTGGACGCTTTCTTACCACCCACTGTCTCAGCGTCTGCGGCCACGACCTTTAGCGTTGCGTTAGTGCGCCTGTCAGTTATCGTTCGGGTGTGCTCCTGAATGTGAAAGATTGCTGATAGCTCCTCGTCCGCCCGGATCATGTCACGAGCTGGGATAAAAGAGTTATTAGCAATCTCTACAGTTGGGGCCAAGATTAACGACTCGTCCGAGCGCCGCCAGTTAAGCAATAGCGCCGTCAGCATGATTCCAGCGGCATTCGTGCTCTTGCTGTTCTTTTTTGATATGAGTAAAAGGAACTCTCTTATCAGCCGCTCACCAGTTTCAGGGTTGTAGGCCCCGAATATTGCCGCCACAAAATCTAATACCCACTGCCTTGATATCTCGCCCATAGTCGGGCTGCCAGCAACATCTGCAACTACCAACTGCTTAAAAATACGCAAAGCAGCGTCCGCCTGCTCCTGAAACAAAGGCTCAAACGGTATTAGAGACTGCCCCGCCATAACCCTCTTTTCCCAATCAAGGCAGGCAGTACTCCACTCTGGTAATGGCTTCATAGGTTACTGACGCATAGTTGGCGCTGTTGGAACAGCGAACCTCTCCAGCGCACCCTTCAGTGCTTTTTCCCTTTCCTGCTTTCTGCTTGGAGCCGCAGCGCCTTTGCGCTCATGCTCATACGGCATTAAGACTTTTGCAGCCTCCATGCGATAGCGCATTTCTTCCGACGGGTCGGACATGACCTCAAATAGAAACTCTTTCGGATCGCTAAAGCGTTGCGACAGGTCAGGCAGGTCAACTTTCCTTCCAGCAGCCTTTGCCTCTTCCTTGGCTTGCTCGACTACCTTGCGACGCTCGATAGCAGCCACCACCCGCTCATGCTTCATTAGCCTGGACGCAGTAACAGATGCGCCAGTCTCACTGTAGCCAGCAGCAAGTGCAGCTTCTTTGCCAGACTTACCCGCCAAAACAGCGTCAACAAACGCGCGTTGCTTTCTAGTTAACCTCATAATTCCTGGTTAGCAAAATTAAGTTGTGGAAGGGAAAAAAATATAAATGAGTGCGGCGGGGGGTTTCCGTGCGATGCGGTTTTCAAACTTTTGACGCCCCCCTGCTAATCTTTTGCTGTGGTTAGCAATTCAACCCTGCTCTTTGAGTGTCTTTGTCTCGTGGCATTCAATGCAAAGCACCTGTAAGTTGCTCTCACTGTCTTCACCACCTTGGTGTAGTGGAACGATATGGTCCAACTCAAAGCCGCCTGGGAACTGTGTGTATCTTTCACAAGCAGCGCACTGCGGTGATGCTGTCCATATATCCAGTCTGCGCTTTTGGAGCCTGCGACCAGTAAGCCGGCGCGCTCTAGTTTTATGCTCTTGGCTTACTTGCACCCTGCTAGTGTTCAGAGGCTTCAGCCTTGGCTGCAGTGTCTTGAGCTTCACAGCACCTCTCCTTGCTCTCTGTTCACTGGCAATGGGTTTCCGTCCAAGTCGAATGCCACAAGCTCCTCTTCGTCCTCATACTCGCCAGCGAGCGCATCAATCAGCGCATCGAGCTTGGCTTCTATTCTGTTCAGCTGTTCTTTCATATGCTTTTCCTGTCAATGAGCTAACCTTTTATGCCCCTAGGGATAAGCCTCATTTAATAAGCGCTCAAGCAGGTTACAATAAGATTTATTTTGTAATCTTTGAGGAGGCTGGAAATGAAAAAACCAGGCGAAAAAGCCACTCGTTCAGGCCAATACGAAATTGTAGGGACACGCGGCGGCCGAACGGGTGAAGAGCGAACAGTGGTTAAAGGTGAGCCACTGCCCCCCACTCCCAAAAAGGGCCAAAAGTACAAGCTTGTTGATCCAACCAAAAACAAAAGTGGCAGAGGGTAGGCTATAAAAAACCCAGCTCAAGGCTGGGCACACTCATTACAAGACCCATTCAGGGCTGGGGCCTAACCCACGGCCACGCTCCGGCGTGAATGGGCAATTATCCGGGCAATCAGCGCCCTGCGGATGACCTCTAAACACGCTTTCCTCCCATATCAATCAGACCGCCACCGAGCATTCTGTAAGCATTGTTTTTGCGACATAGGCTTTCAAAATCCTCTTCGAGTTTTTCCAGTTTGCACTTCTGGGAGATGCCGCCCATTTCTACATCTTCAATTGCTTCCCTAATCACAGGCGCGAGCAAAAAACCCAGCACCGACGTATACGTCTTCAACAAAAATCTAGACATAAAAACCCCACTTTCAAGTTCAATATGTGACTGATAGCATCAAAACAAAACTATTTACCCAACCGTGTCGTCATATAGGAGAAGACATGAGTGATGCCAAGAAAAGCAAACCTGTTGTACCGCAACCTACACCAGTAAAAATTCAAAGAGGTAAGCCTGATATCCCCCAGCCACGGCCACTTAGAAAGGACAGGCCCTTACCACCAAAAAAGAAGTAAGGGCAAAAAAAACCGGGCTGGCTAAGGCCGCAAAACGGATGCGATTAAGCCAGCTCGCTGTTTGCCGGTTCCGACTACTAGCCTCTTCTATTCTTTTTTGTATGTTGTCTAATTCAGCCTCTCGTAGCTCCTGAAGCGTATAGTTTTTCTGATAAAGATTCTCTGGCTCGTTGTATATAGATGGAAACCTTTTAACCCTTAATGTATTGAAAACCAGAGTCGCACACAATATATACAGATAGATGGAGAAAACACTACTTCCCACAGCCAACCAAGCCAGGCCTTGCTCTAAACCTTTTATTGCAAACGCTAAACCACCCGTCGCACCTGTCAATAAAACAGTTAAAGTGGTTACCGATTGCTTTTGGAGCCCGTCCGCCGTTTCATGATGGCTTTTTAAATTTTTGAGGGCTGCATCCTCAGCCCAATCCAAGAGGTCCTTCATGTATAACCCCATTAAAAGCCCACCAATGCGATGGGCTCGTTTCCTACAGACGCAATTTGTCTACCCCTTAATTGTCCCACATTGCGTCCATACTTTCACCAACTTCATGTCCCACTTTGGGACAAAACCAAGAATAGTAAACGGAATTTCGAGCCTCCACTCTTCTAGCAATCTGCCCTGTCCTCTGCAGCTCATCTAATACACGTATGACGCCTTTTCTTATTGCATCTCTTCTTCTTGCTGACAATTCCTTTGCTCCGGAAACATACCTCACAATCTGAGCCATACGGAACTCTACACCTGGGTGAGCGGCCATGAGCTCAATAACCTCTCTTGCGTACTTCATGCTACCTCCAGCTCAATCATATTTTTGAATACTCTCAGGCAAGCCTCGTATTCTTTTTCTGTAAGCCAGACCTTTGCTGTTTTAGCTATCCA